TGTTTAAGTTTTCTTCACTCTCACCACTGTTTATTACAGGTTCAACTACATTATCCATGTAACGTGCTACTGTCTCGTCCCAATTCTCACGACCATACCCATCAAAGTATTTTGCATACCGTGATTTATGTATGAAGGATTGATAGTCTGTGGGTAGATAGTTGCTCATCTTGTGTCTCCCGATCCAGACAGTGTGCCTTTCTCCTGTCGTTGACGTAGCTTATCAAGGTTAGCTTGTGCTACGTCTTCCATCTTTAGACCCAAGTCTTTGCAGATAGCTGCAATGTACCACAAGCAATCTCCTATCTCAGATCCGATAGCCTCTTTGTCAAGTTTACCATCACGTACAATCTTCTTTACTTTGTTTGCTACCTCACCAGCTTCACCTGCAAGTCCTAGTGTAGGGTACAGCACCTGTACAGATGCAGGATAGATTGCTGTTGTGGCAGCTTGTCTTTGATAATCATTCATATTCATGCGTCAATCCTCTACTATTATTTTCATTGCTTTTACATCCATACCATCTACATCATGGATTAGGTTACGTAATGTTTCGTCTACTTCCTCTACAACCATACCATCTACTGGCATGGGGTATTCCTCTTCATCAAGATCAATCGTCAAAAGTATCTTTACTCTCATTAGTACGATCCTCTATTAATGCATCCAGATACCATCTGGCTTTTTTCAAATCCTCTAGGCCATTCTTATAACGATACCGCCAGAGATACTTCATAATATTACCTTGTAAATAATACTGGAAACCATCACCAGTAGCTGCACGAATGGCATCTATGCATTCAATACCAGCTTGGTTGTAGTGTGGTGGGTTGTTTACAACATCTACCATTCGTTTGCTCCTTTCAAAAATTTACCTTGATCACATTGTCTTCTTGTCTTGTGACCTTTGGTTTCTTTTTCTTATCTTCTTCTAACATACTTTGTGTATGCTTGTAAAGTAACTCCCTAAACTTTTCGTCTTCTTCCATTAAAGGGACTGCTGCACATAGCATAGAGCCAAGCTGCATTATACTTAGGTAATCATCATCAGATAACTCATTATCTTCTGAGGCTACAATGCCAACTAGCAACTCCCCTGTCCATTCTCCTTTGGGATCTAAGAAAGGTGATAGCCTTACCATTACGTCATTATCATCGAACTCTTTAAATATCGTAGCCATGCTAACTCCTTTTTATTTTCTTCAAAGGGAACTGAATAAAATCTGGGTGCATGTTTTTACCTTTCTCTTTCAGCCACTCCTGTGGGATCACACGATCACTGTACATAAACTTATTCTTTTCACACCACGATGCGTATGTAGACTTAGCACCCTTACTTAGCTTTCGTCTGCTACTCTCAAACACGAAACGTATATCCAGCTTTGGATGTTGTTTCTTGATACAGATATGTTTACGTCGATCTGCGGCAGTGAACCTACCCTTAACCTCAACGATTATACCGTTAGGTAGTATGAAGTCAGGAGTATAGGTACGGTACATGAGGTCTTCCCATTCTATCTTTAGGTACTCATACTTTATAGGTATGTTGTTTTCTCGTAGAAATTCTTTGACCTTTATCTCAAGACCACTCCTATACCCCTGCTTTAATGCAGCTTTAAATTGCTTATGATGCACTAGAACTTCCAGTAGAAATCTAGTGGGAAGTTAAGGGAAGACGTTTTAATGCCTAACTCCTTTAACTCTTGCTTAACGGCTTCATCTGCTTCTTTACGAGCTTGCATAGCTGCATGTAACCCTGCGTACTTTGCATCACGTAGGGCTTTTTTCTTTGCTGCAATCTCACGTTCCATTTCTGCAATGTGTTCTTGCATTTCTTTTATCTCAGCATCTCCAATCATACATCACTCCTTTCTACATATTGCATAATTGGCGGCTCCTTTGCTTGTGATACCTTGGATGGTATCTCTTGCAATGAAGGCCAACACTCCTGACGGAAGTCGCAGAACTTGCAACCTTCATCAAGTATATAATTTCCCGTTGCTTTCCCCCGAAACAATTCGGGTACAGGGGAAAAGCACCGTTGGAAACTATTGTCATTCACAGTCTCCACGGTATCTCTTATCTTACGCAGTTGATCCTGCATGTCAATCTCAGATTTAACATACTTGAACTGCCCATTGGCTTTGTTTATAACCCACCAACCACCAGCATTATACCCAGATGCTTGGGCATAGCCAGCAAGTTGACTCACATAACCAAACGAATCTTTATTTGCCAAGGACTCGTATGATTTAAACTTGTTTCTGTAACTCCAATCAGATGCAGACTTTATGTCATCGACAGAATCTTCAATAACAAGATCATAGCTACCATTGATAGAACTATTATCTCTATCTCCAACCTGCAAAGTAACGTGGTCAGTGTCTTGAAACTGTACTCCTGCTTCCGTGAGAATGCCTTTAAAAACCGCCTCAACTATATCTCCTATCATCATGTTCATTACAAACGTTGTGGGTCTTGGTAATGCCTTCTCAGGCTTGTTCTTTTCAAACCAAAGCTGACAAGTAGGACGCCCAATGTTGGACATCCTTAACTTAAACTCGTCACGTTTATTACCAGAGCCAAACTGTCTCTTCAATGCATCAGCAACTTCAGTGGAGACACGTTCAATAGTTTCGTCAGACATTTGCGACTTACCATTGGCAGCATCCTGAAGGTACTGATGTATTGCTAGTTCAGCGGGGTGATCCATTATGCAAACTCATCCATGTCTGCATCAATGATTTCATCCACATCAGCGAATGGAATGTCATCGTGCTTGTGAACGTTTTCATCCCAAGCATTTACGATGTACTCATTGTAGTTTGCAATCCAAGCAAGGAAGTTTGTAAGAGTTTCCTGTGCCTCTGCATCAAGATCCAATGAGGTTGTTACATCCAACTCCAAGTCTGGAAGGAAGAAGCTGTTACCGTTTGGTAAGCTGCGTTCTTGTGTAGTAGACTTGATCGTGTGCATTGGTGGTAGCCTACGCATCTTTCCAAGTTTGGTGAAGATACCACCAGCCATTTTAAATGCATCACGGTTTTCAATCTCCCAGATGAATGGGGTATCTGCCAAGTCTTGCGTGACAGGATTACCGTTGGCATCTACAGGATTGACCAGTGATACTGTGCCAAACATTACACGTACACGTTTTATCTGGCGAATCAGATCTTGTGTCTTCTGCGGCAATGCCTTGAAGTCTTCGATCCAACCTGCAGGTTTACCACAGTTGAACCCACCGTCATTGTCCTTGAGATCAATGTTCAAATTGTCAGCCATGACAGTCTTAACGTAACGATTGGGTGTGGAATTGTTACCCATGATAAATCGTTTGTACATAAACCGTTGCATGTACGGACGAATGATTGCTGACTCAGCATAGTACGTTGGGCCATCAGGAATCTCCAATTTGTATGTACCACCAGAGACTACCTCTAGCTTTACCTTCTTGCCATTTACTTCTTGCTCACCCATGATAGCTGAGTGATTAATACGTAAACGTGCCAGCGTTGAGCTATCACGGGAAGGTTTATTGTCAGCAGCCATACCCATTGTTGCTGCCATTTGGCTGTAGTCTGAAGTGTTAAATGTTTCTACTAGTGTCATATGTTTCTCCTTTTCGTTTTAACAGAGCTATAGTTATATCAGGCTACGTCCTTTGTGTCAAGCCAATTCGGACCAATCTTTGCTTCTAATAGCAACGGGACATTGAAGTCCAAGTTCCATCGTTTGTTGACCAGTGACGTAAGTACTTCATTAGTACGGCTAATGATCCGTAGTACCTTCTCCTTCTCGTTAGGGTGTACGTCAATCACAATACTGTCATGCACTGTGTTGACGATACAACTGTTAAGTTTATTTATCTCTAGCATCTTGTCGATGTATATCAGAGATATGGGTACAATGTCAGCAGTAGCAAACGATTGTACAGGATAATTTTTTATCTGTGTGAAATATGTCACACTTCCATTACGTCTACGTTGTACGTCAGGAAATGCAAACTCACGACCAGATGGTGTAGTGATCTTGCCTGTGTTCAATGCTTCACTTGCTAGTGCGGTATGCCATTGGGCAATCCCATTGTATTTCTTGGTGAACTGTTGGTAGTACTCAGCTTCAGCCTGTGTCCTACCGAATCCACTTGCCCCATATAAAGGGGCGAATGTGTGTGCTTTGGCTTCC